ACACAAAGACGTCTCAACCATATACACTTATGGCATAATAACAACAGATCGATAATCCGAATGCTATTACACCCCTCAACAAAACATAGCTTTCTCCAGTTAAAAGTTGACATCAATATCATTAGTCAAGTATGATTTTCTGTATCCAAAGATTGTTTTGCCTTTGATACTGACAAAAATCCTTGAGTTGAGATACAAGCAAGCAGCAATGACAAAGTCAGGGGTTAAGACTGAACTCCATGCTCCCACTCTAGCAGCTTCTGCTGATGCTGCGCTCATCATCCCATATGCCACTTGTTGGTCCAGCTTTTCTACGATATTAGTGATTAGAAATTCTATGCGTACCTGCTTGTTGTGATGATTAATCCCTTCAGCCCAGAACCCCTTGTTTTCCACCTCATCTAGTAGTCGACCCATGAAAACCATTTTGTTTAGCTGTATTAGCTCAGATCTGGTACTCTCTATCTGGTTTAGCTTCTCAGAATATTCAATTTCTCTATTTATCCTCTCTAACCGCAACAACAAAGTGCTTTTCAGAGGTTCTTGAACTATATCTATAGTTGTCTTTAGTTGCTCCTTTTCCAATAGTAAGGTGCTGACATCCACAGGCATGCCACCCCTGCTTGAACTTATAGAAGAAAATTCCCCTACTGAGCTCACTTCTAAAACCTTTTCTAGATCACTCCCAGGTCCTTTCACATATTCAAACTGTGGATACATCAAGTATAAGATTGCTCCTATGGGTCCTGACACTTCTATTGGATCTTCCCTTCCCATGTCATGAAATGATTCCATCACCTCCTCATTATTCGATCTATCTCTTATCAGCTCATGGAGTGGATTCAGGAACATTTCTATCTGCTGCACATTGCCAATGAATGTTTTCTTTGCTCGCTCCTTCATCTCAGCTAACACAGGATCATCGTTGCCAAACATCTCCCAGATCTCTCCTTCTTTACCGTCCATCAACATTTCCTCATCATCATCCCAGCTGCTGTCATACGGATCATATTCATCTTCACCGCCATCTTCAGCATCATCAAACCCAAATGCAGCTGCCATTTTCCCCACTGCTTTTTTATTTTCTTCAGCAATCTTTGGGTTCTGCTCTTCCTCAAGTGAATTGAAAGTCTTCATCAGGAGTAAGCTATCCTCCTGGATTGCCATGATCTGTTCCATTGTCGGCTTGAATCCACCTTTGTCACCAATTAGTTCATCCTTTTTATCAATCTCATCAGAAATAAAATCATTAAATGAGTGACCATATATTTTCCTGCCTAAAGAATTGTGCATCATTCTGAGGAATTTCGATATGTCATATATATTATCTGGCCTGTAGAACCTCTTCTTCTCCAACAGTCCCTTCATAGTCACCAGATCTCCCTTCTCTAAGGGTATCATCATTTGCTCTAGGAGGGTCAGAGGCTGACAGGGGATCCCATGGCACCAGTTTTGAAAATTCTTATCTGGCACATCTGGAGCAGGTAGAAGTGCATCCCAGCAATTGTGACCATATGTTTCGCTCAAGATCGTATACCTAACATTCAGTTCCCCCTCAGCATCTGTCCTGAACACTAACTTCAAGCTAGCATCATCAGCATCAAGTTCCCAGTCCTGATCCAAGATCTTAGTTTTGACATCAGGATTGAAAGTCTTATCCACCAATAGCTTTGCAGAGTTCTCAGGTCTGTCTTCATCATATCTCACATTCCCTATCTCTGGTATATACAACCTGCTCTCACTCTTGGGGCCAGACTTGGGATACTTGAGGCCAAATTCTCTAATCAGGTTCTTTATAGCCTTCATCTGAATGCTAGTGTCAGAGATCCTTTGCACAACCACAGTGTGTATTTCCCTGTTGAACATTATCAGTTTACATGGGATATTGTTTATCAAGCCTATCCAGATCCCTTCACCCTTATAGCCTGTGTTCGTTCTGCTCTGTCGCTTAGAGAAGTATCCTATGACTCCTTGCCTAGATTTTTCTATCTTACTAATGAGAGACCATTTTGATTCGCCTTTCAAGAATGATTGAAATATTTTCAATTTGTAAGCAGAATCCAAGGTGAATGTATCCATCCTGTCTAGCACAGTGTTATTCTCTATCAATTTCTTGCATTCTGTAAGTATATATTGCTTCTTATAGAAGTATGTAGTCAGACAATGTATAGCATTTTTCAGCTCCCTGATACCAACCTCTTGCAATAGTATGTTGCTCCTCACCTTAACATCTGGCCAATATATCCTGCTAGCCACTGACCACAGATCTTTACCTTTAGCAGAGCTGTCTGACAACCTAACTATCCTGGTTTTTGAAGATATAGCTTGCAGTATCCTATATATGCTTATATCTTCCATCCCCATCACCTCTTTGGTCTCCTGATATGTATCTCTGAGAAAAGGATACTTCTGCCTTGCTGCCTTCCACAAGTTCATAAATGCTGTCCTACTGCACTTCACATTTGTGAACCTGAACCATTGTCTCTTCACTAGGTCGAGTATGGGTACTTCGACATCATTTCTAGATCCCCATACCACAATTTCAACTTTATCAGCTCTTCTCAAGTGCACCTGCTGATATGACACCATACCTCTCATACTGCCTATGAACCTTGTGAATTCATCATACTGATCTTGATTGACAAACCAGTTTTTGCCTAACTGACTACCAGACTCCTCAAGCTTTATCTCCGAGCAGGAATTGACTGTTGTTAGCCACTTCCATAAACTCTTCTTGATCTTCCCGACTCCCTCCTCATTGGATGTTATGCAGGGGGTGTTCAAAATGTAAGCAGATGCACTCATCAACCTTGCCAAAGGTTGATGTGAACTGAGGCTGAGCTTGACAGACTGATTATCCAAAGTCATAGCCATCTTAAGCTGCTCTTGCTCCCATGTGTGCAGTTTCCCATACAACATCTCTGGGTTCTGTTCCACCTTCTTTAAAAGTGATTCCACTCTGGGTAGACTGGTTGCTTTCAGGACATCTAGATATGATTTGATGCTACTCATTCTCAGGCTGTAGTGTCGCACAGAATCCTTGACTATCTTCATCACCTTATCATCATACGATATGGTCTTGTCAGATTCTCTTTCTTCCATCTCCCAGTTCTGGACCTTTACCCCGGCTCTTGTGAGAAGATATAACTGATAATCAAACCCAGCAAGCCCACATATTTGGTCTAATTCTAGAGGAAAGTAACCTAATGATGGGTTGCGTGTAGACATGCTCATGTGGCAGAAGTCCCTACTCAGAGGATGAGTCCCTATGCCTATCATCCTATAATGTAATAGTGCTTGGTTCATCTGGATGACAGCACAGGTGAGCAGAGGGGTCCCGGATTCAACACATTGAGTCACTCCGTTGTAGAACTGCTCAACCCTCTGTGTGAACCTCTCTGTGAAAGAAACAGACATACATGCACTGACCCATCTAAAACAAGGCTTTACTATTCTCCCGTTCATATACCATTCTGAGTTGTACTCAAGCAATGACACAGTCCCAATGCTGGATTTAGCTTCACTACACCAAATCCCGCTATATGCGCTCATCATCTCTTTCCACCATAGTAGTATTATTATGAATGCTAGAATACCCATATTCTTTCTGCCGCAAGATACTAGTGCAGCACTATCATCACTGCCCTGAACAATAGTTGTTACCAGTCTTGTCTTCAGATGTGTCATCATAAATTCATCTGACAATCTCTTCCAAGCTGTTTGAGCTATGTCATGTTTCAAACATGATGCATCATGTAGTATCCCTTGGAACATGCCTGAGCTCACCTTGATAAATGTACCTCGCGGTTCTAAGAAAGGATAATTCCCAGCATGGTAATCAGCCATCATTCTCTTGTAATTGTCATTACTACTTTGGACATCTCGATTAACATCCAGGTTCCTAAGCAGTTCTGGTGGCAAAGCTATTCTTTTCTGAGTCCACAAATAGTAGAAGCAGTATAGAAAAGGATGTAATTCCTCAGGAGTGTAATGTTTCATCTGGAAGTAGAATTGGCTTGCATGATTTCTTTGACACCACTTGCTTGCATCTGCAGATTTGCAAATCATGATGTTAGATCCCAGCTCCCCTTCTGCAGATTCAATGTGATTTCTGTAGAATGACTTCTTTGTCTCTGGACTGCACACTGTGTCATTTTCGAAGAATCTGCATATACTCTTACTAGCAGCTTCTGCTACGGATTGGATGTGCTTTGCCAGGATATCTAGCACATGTATCTCTCGCAAGCCATTGTGCTGGTCTTTCTGGAACAGATCACTCATTAGGATCCCTCTTTCCAGACACCTATCCATGACCCACAGTGCTACTTTATTGTAATCAGGGTTCTTCTCTCCTGTGTTTGAGATGTAGTCATCAATCATCTCTTTGAGTCTGGTAATTACTCTAGGCCTTTTCCCCCTTAATTTTGCATTATTTTGCCTGTACTTTTCAATGTATTCTTTCCTAGTGAGGTCCCTACCATCATCTACCTTCTTAATTCCGTCTGAATAATCTTTTGCTGATGCCTTCAATGTGGCCTTTTCACTGAAACTCAGATTGCCCACTCCCCTCCACACTGCATTATGTATCAGATTCTTATACGCTGGTCCATGCTTATCCTTCAATACGCTGTCACACAGTTCTAGCTTCTTCCTTTCCAAAGCCCAATCCCATCTGTGTTTCTCCGGTCCATCTAATAGACCCCATGGCTTCTTACCCTTCTTTATCACTTTGTCCATATAATCCCACTCTTCTTTCACTACCTTATCAAATATGTGGAAAGAATGATCACCCATAGCACTCTTCTCTTTGCTTATCACATATGAGAAATAGAAGCTGTCAATCAACTGCTCTAATGTGACAGCATCACTATGATATATCACCCTCAGATTCTTATGCTCCCAAACCGGTCCTGCTGGAGTTGATATGGATTTTCTGAGGATGCGATGCTTGCTGTAGTAGTCCATCAATGATCTTATCTTGCCCAAAGTGAAAACAGATAATCTTGATCTCATCACCACAGGTAGTCTGTCCACATATTCATTGCAATTAGCACCACATTCTTGGAATAATTTCATGTATAGGAATCGGAGATTGGTCAACATTTCCTCATGATCTATCTTATTGTTCAGATATGTCAGGTAGATGTATGACAGTGTCTGATTCACACTTGATGGCACGATATAATCTAACTCTGTGACAGGCACCTTGAAACTACTCATGAGATGGACAAGGATGGATGGTATGTAGCTCTCTGCTTTCATGAAATGTTCTATATATGGCTCAGTTATAGAACTGATGTTAGTCACCCAATAGTTACCACATTCATAAATTTCTGGACCTATATCTCCTGTTTCAATAAGAGTTGTTGAGGCTTTGGGATGCATTGTGAAGAAGAATGTATGTGAGCCAGTGCATCTTAAGAAGACAAAGCACTTGTGCCTCCGTAAGGGCTTCACCAGCCATTCATCCTCTCTTGTGGGCACTTTATATTCCATTGCAATCTCAGTGCACAAGTCACTTATAAAGGATGCAGATCTGCTCAGTGGGTGGCACAGAGCATTCTCGAAGAGCCTAATGGATTCAGGCTCTTCCTCAAGATTCAACGTATTTGAAGCTTTCGTCTTCAGTACCAGATTGACAGCATCGTCTCCTAAGATTTTAGCTCTAACAATTTCATCATTCTCATCTTCCCATTCCCTGTTCCAAAATCTTGCTATGTCATCAACAGGTGCATCTGGATGGAAACTTAGTTTCTTGAAGGCTTCTTTTGCTAGCACATCATGATCATTCTGCAAAGACTTTGCGCCTACACCTTTTAGAGCAAGTCTCTTCACTTGATCTTGTGATAGAAAAGGGGTGAATGTGAAAGACTGTCTTAGCTTGTGCTTTGGCATAGCTCTGCTTGGGGTTTTGTTATAAGCTTTTGAACTCATGCTTGTTTCCACTTCGTTTGCTAACTCATAGCTTAGCCTCTTGTTATTGGCAGCTGTTACATACTCCATCATTAAGTCTGGTTTGTCCATCACATGCTGCATTATATCCCATAGAAAGGTGGGTACATTCACATTATGAGTGACAGCTTCAAAGGTTCCTCTTTGCCCATACCTTTCTGGTGTTTGATACAGCATAGGGAAGATGGTGATTTGACTCTTGCTTTTCCTTGAATTCTTCCCATTATATCTGCTCAAATACTCCTCCATGGCGTTGGGATTGCCCTTGTAATTCAACTTCCTGAGGGATTCGCTTAAGGTGGTCTTCAAGATGCGCTGCACATGTTCTTCTTCTTGCTCAGAGAGTGGTCTGTCCAGATCATTTAGTTCTTGATCAAAGTGAGGGTTCTCTGGGAGGTTCACATCATGAGACCAATCACTATATATGCCCCTCAAGTACTTATGACTTTTAGTGATGTCATCCTCGCTATAAAAGCGCATGTCCATCTTCTCACTGAGTATGGCTTCCAGGTTCAACCCAATTCTGCATCTTAGAGTAAGCTCATCTACCTCTTCTTGTGAGATTTCAGTATTGGTCATGACTGAGAATGCACCTACAACAAGGATGATGAAGTTTAACTGATGCTGCTCACAGATGCTCTCATATTGTATTCTCTTTGCAATATAGCTTGACTCTAGAGATTTCATTGTTCCAGATGCATTAGTGGTCAACTCAATCACTGTCCTACTAGATTTATCAATGAAATCAGGTGTCTGTATACTATTTACTCCGATCTCCTGGAATGGAACATCAGTTTCTCCAGTCATTCTGTTTGCTACAAAATCATGCCTTAGCTTGGCCATATCCTGGAAAGATTGATCTCTTGCATTTATGACTAGCTCTATCTTCTTCCTTCCTACCTCTACCACACCAGGTTGATCCACCACCACCTTAGCTTTATAATGATACAGATAATCATCTCCAGTTGCTTGCTCTGGCTTGCCTCCTTTCTCTAGGAATGTTTCGTGTAATGTCTTGTCTATATCGCCCACTTCAATGTCAAAGGAAGCATTAGTCAAGTTTTTTAGAACATGAGGGTCCTCTATGGGAGTTGCAGAAATCACTCTAGGCTTGTCTAGGAGTTTAGTTATATCATGGCTTGAGCTGAGGAATGCTCTGTGCCTCAACACACCTTTCCCCTTCCCTTTGTCTGTCACCATCCTATTCAATTAACAGCTGGATCAAATCGTATGAGCGTCTATCCTTCAGTGTTGGTAGTTTGACTTTTTATTCCAAAATATTTTTTGGTTGAGACTCTTTGTGT